CTTCTAATCCGTAGACCCATTCTAAGCGATCCTTTAATCCTTTTTCCAATATTATATTTCCCATCTTAGTTGCGAGCTCAGCGTAGGGGTGATATGCGGGATTGACAAGGGGAGGACGTTTTGCATATATTGATACCCATTCAGTGATCCGAGGATTAATGCAAAATTTCCAGATAGAATTTTCAAGATATTTGTGCATACTTTTTCCAATGCTTTTTCCTTCTTCAGTAATACGATCCGCTTCTTCTTCCCCCACTCTTTTTCTCCAATCTTCCAATCCAGATTTATCTTTTGTGCCATCAAGTATCCCTGTAGGAGAAAGTAATAAATTAGAGTCCTCGGGCCATCCATAATTACCTCTTTCTTCATAAAAATCATTATACTTAAAAGTAATTTCTCGACAGCTTTCAGGAAACATTCCTACTGTTCGTTTTTCATCCTTGCTTCTTGGGGTATTTTTTGTCATTTAAACGTGTCCTTTAATTTGATATGATAAGCTTTGAGAGCCTCGGCTCTTTTTCTAATATGCTCTTCTGATTGTTTTCGTCCCTTCCAATAATTTTTATATTTTTCTATGAAGGCTTGAGTTTGAGGCCTATCTGCCATTTTTTTCTTAAACTCTGGGGTTCCTCTTTTAGATCGATTTGCTTCCCTGGCTTTGGTTATCTCTCCTGTACGACCATGTGAAACATTATAATTTTTTATGTTTTCTGCGGGATAAACTTTATGAAGTGGAAGATTTCTTCTTCCTTTTACAATGTGCTTCCGTGCAAACACTCCTCGTTTTCTCCTTGCTTCAATACTAGTAGGAAGAAATTCGCCATTAGCAATTCTTTCTTTTGCAATATCTGATTGATCTTTACGTAAATCATTGCACGTTAATGCCTTAGTCCAAAATATACCATACTTTTTTTTATAATCCTCAGTGTCCACCTCGTGCGATACTTTAAGGTGACTGCCAAGAGCCCTGTAATGCTTGCCGCATAAAAGACAAATTATCCTATCGCCGACAAAATATTGTTTGTACTCATCATAGTCTTTAAAAACAAAGTCCTTTGGATACCCAGGCAGTACCCGTCTTCGGGCCTCTGGGTTTTTTCCGTGATAAAAATAAGGAGGCATTATTTTTTCTCCAGTGAATTGTTTAATATATTTGTAAATTCAGTTATGAATTTACTATCTGTTCTTAAACCCGCATATTTAATAAAAGCAGCAGTAGTACAACAAATGTCTTCAAACTCTTTGTTTACATCTTCTTTCCTCCAATCTTTTTTTCTATTTTGGGCACATCGTATAAAAATAAAATTGACAAAATCATCAACATCCACATCAATAGTCCCTTTTAACAGTCCATTCCAGTCTATGTATTTCTTCATTTTTTCTCCAGTTTCATAAAAACACCACGTCCACCGAACCGTCTTTGTTCTCTATTATTTCTGTCGGTATTTTACATTCTTTCTTTTTTTTCCGTGGTTGCATATAGGTGTCAATATAGAATTGATTATGCGCACTTCTGTTCGCAGAGAATAAAGGCATTTTTTTGAAATACTCCTTAGTAATTTTTTTCACTTCCGTCTTGTTTTTTGCTTTCACAATCATTTGAAATTTTACTTTCCAGCCTTTCATTTTTCCTCCAGTTTATCCATGACCTTGTTCAGGGATTTAACGTATTCCTCTGTAATTCGTCCCCGTCTCTCCCCTTCACTTTTAAAGGACTGGTGACGGTCTGTCCGTTCCTCTATTTCCCCTGCGATGGCGGCGTATGCCGCTAGATCTAAATAACTGTCCTTTTTATGGGCGTGCTTCAGTCGTGCAATCTTCACAAGACCCATGCAAATGGCGACGTCGTGCGCCGATATTTCCACGTCAAGAAAGGCGCCCCACAGTTTCGCGATGTTCTGATGATTCTTCAACTTGTCGCCATAATCTTCATGACGATCTTTTTCCACAAGTTTTTTAGCTTCTTCTAAAAGTTCCGCCGATACAGGTATCTTTTCTTTTTCCGTCCTAGACATAATACATCATATACCCCTCTTCGCTCTGTGCCTCTACTATATATAGACATTCCTTTGCCCTAGTGACGGCGACATAAAAAATACGATGTTCGTCATCAGGATTTTTTATATAGGCATTATACACTATTTTTCCCACATCGAGCAAGACTACAACATTATCGCATTCTCCTCCTTTGGCTTTATGAATAGTTGACACGCGCAAACGTGGTTCCCCTTTAATATCTTCTCCCATTTTTTCCAAGCGGCGCAAGTAAGCAACATCCGATAGCTTGACTCGATCCAAAGCCTCATACCATTCCCCTTGAGCGATCAAGCCTTGTGACTCGATTAAGTTTTGCATGGTGAAAAGTTTTTCCTTGTCCTCCTCCTTGAATTTTTTTCCTCCTCTTTTTATTCCCGTTCCGCTTTTAATTTTATTGTAGAGTGTTTTAACCTCTCCCATGGAAACGGCTTCTCCCCTTTGCAGTTGCTGCCATGTATCAATGGCACTGATCACACTTGGTGTCACGGGTCGGTAATCCCCCCGTCCGTACCAATACCCCTTGGAGTATAAGTAATCCTCGATCACCTCGTTTCGAATGCGTTTTGTCCGTGCCAGGAACAGCCATTTCCCCTTTGAAAAATCAATGTAGCGAAGATCGGTGACGCGTATCACCTTGCCCTCCTCTTCCTTCGGTTCCCAGGTTTTTGGTCGCCGTAACTTAACCCTTCCTATAATGGTATTGGCTAAACGATACACGCGTCGTGGACAACGGTACGATGTGCCCAACACTTCCACGTTGCCCTTTAATTTAATAAACTGATCCACGTCCGCTCCGCTCCAGCGAAAAATGGCTTGGTCATCATCACCCGCCAAATATGTTTCCTTGCTCCCTTCAATAAGCTTAAAGACCATGTCATACTGTATTTTAGGCATGTCCTGCGCCTCATCAATGAACAGCACATCAAACTGAGGGGAAACATCACTCCCCACGTAATCAACGATCATGTCCGTATAATCAAACAGTTTTCTTTCCTTTTTATATCCGATGATGGCACGGTTTAAGTAATCCAATTTAGACCACAGCAATGTATCCATATTCCCGTTCCATGCCTCGCGCAAGGGAACACCCTTGAGCCGCGACATATTGATCAAGCCGGGAAGATGTCGATACGCATAGCTATGCAACGTCCTGAAATGAACCAAGTCATTGCGGCTCGCTTTAAATTTTTCGCATGCCCTGTCCCGCGCTTCGTAAGCCGCTTTCTGTGAAAAGGAAAAAAATCCGATCCTATCCCAATTAATTCCTTCACTTTTTTTCTCTTGACAGATGTCGAGCAAGCGGGTGGTCTTGCCCGTCCCAGGGGGACCTAAAATAATGTTTATGTTATTCATAATTCATTTCCCCAATGATCCCAACCATCTACTTTTTCTCTTGCAAAAAGTTCAATGCGAGGAAGGTCACCACATAATTCTACTATGCGATCTCTTACACAATCTGGTTTTCGTGAATGTTCTCTTATTTTTTCAATTATTACTTGATGAACTTTAGCAGAAATTCTTTTTGGTTTTCCTTTAGTTGCTAATAAACAAATTTCATTATTAGCTCTTGTCCAATATCCTAACCCCCAAAACAAACTATCAGATTTTTTATTCTTTTTAATCCAACTAAAAGCACAGGTCTTATAAGTAAAACCCCAAGCTTTAATAACTTCTAATCCTTGCTCTAATAAAGGATAAGTAATCCAAATAAATAATATTGAATTATCTTCAGCTATGTCTTTCACTAGTAAACTTTTTATGTCTTCAACGCTTATACAGTCATAATGATTGTTAGCGCTTTTTTTCATTCCTTTAGCAGAATAAGTTTTAAAACTCCAAGCAGGATCAGAATAAATAATATTATATTTCTTGTTTGGAAAAGGAATATTATCCATTAAAGCGGAATCTCCTCATCATCAACATTCTCTCCGCCTAAAACCTCATCCTCTTTCTCTTTCTCTTTTTTCTCTTCCTTTAAATCAGGTAACTGTACATCCTTGATCTGTTGCTGAAATTCAGGGATCCACCATGCGCGCGTCTGCAATTTTTGAGGATAGATGATTGTATCCGATCCTTTCATATCCCTTAACCGTTGCACGACCCATGGTCTAGACACCCTAAAATTTTTTGTCGATTCAAGATATTTGCACAAGTCCCCTAACCGAAAATAAGTTTTTGCATCTTCGGTAAAGACTTTTCCCATCCCAAGTTCATCCATCGAAAAAGACTCACCACGATCCTGACAAAATTCCTGTAAGTAATCCTTGAACTCCCCAACCTTGGAGGCATCCTCGGGAACCTCATTAACATTAATATTTTGAAATAAAATGGCTACAATATCATCCCAATCTTGCGCCTTCATGCGTGGGATCCAAATTTTTAATTGTTCGGCAATAATCTTTCTAAAAATATTAAAGTTATAAAGATCTCCCACATCATTGATTTCCACGCGTTTGAGATTGACATTCACAAACCAAATAGGAGGGGTGGCATCCAAGACAGAGAGTTCGGCATAGGTTGGATGTTCATCCGAAGCATTTCCTATTCCAAATTTTCTCGTCTTGCATAATCCTTTTCGACATACAGCCACAATCGGCTGATCGTTACATTTGTAAGAATATTTGGGAGTGCCATCCGCTTTTTCTTGGCGCACTTGTTTTTGAATTGTGGTTACTTCATTGGGTCGAAGGGGTGGATCCATATATTTTAGATTATATTCTTCGAGTAGCTTTTCCCATCCATCGGGATCCGCTTTGTAATAAAAAATTCCTACATTAAATAAACCATTGTTTCGTGTCCCCTCAGGAAAACCCTTGCTTGTTAAAAATTGCAGGCAAGGGGGGCCATCCACAATAACTTCTTTATCAACTGCAACAACAATTTTAGAAATATCATTACAAACGCATTGATCATACATTGTTAAAAATTCTTCTAGCGATGCGCCTTCCCCATTATCTAGGAAGGCATAGCGTGTCTCCCCGTGATAAGGAAGATTAAGCCACGACCCCGTATCCCTTTCATTAATTAATTTTGTTTGCTTGGGAAAAATTTCGGCAGTCGCATAGCCAATATAGGCAGAGAATTCTTTCAGTTTTTCTTGAAATAAATTTGCTGATTGTGGTTTTTTTGAGAATAAAAAAAGATGCGCCCCAAATGATTTGGAAGAGCACATAATAAGCGGAAGCTTGAGTTTCTTAATTTTTGATAATATTTTTTTATGGTCTAGAGGATACTCATCAATATCAATGCACCCCCACGAAGCTGTTCCGTCGTCTCGAATGGGGACAATACCAAGAGCGGGCATTTTACCGCTAAGATGATCCTCGTACATTTCCAATGTCGGAGGTTCATGCTTAGTGAACATTTTTCCATCGTGCTTTCCGTTGACTCTTGTTTCAGAATAACGGTATTCACCGTGGGCTCGGTCTAAGCCCGTAAATATATTTTTAAATTTTTCTACGTTCATACAACAACCAATAGTTATAAAGAAGGGGGCGGATTATGATACCGCCCCCTCCCACCATCAACCTTAGGAGTAACTTTACTGAGAAGTCCCAAATGTTACATCGTCTTTATGAGTAACAATTGTTTCTTCTTTATTGATTGTTGTTTGTTCAGGAGCAGGATCTATGTCACCTGACTTCACTAATTCTTTAAAATTTTGTGCCTCCTTCACAAGATAAGCAGGATTAGCCAAATCATTTACTGATTTATCCAAATCTATTTTCCATCCCCACCAATCATTCTTGCTGTTGGACTCATGAACAGCCGACATCGTATAGGTGTGGGCGAACATTGGTAAATCCTTATATTGACCATCAGGAGACTTCATTTTTTGACTCAGCATAGTTGTGTTCCAATACTTGGACTTTTTATATTGAGTTTTCTGCATGATAATTTGCGCGGGCTCAAAAGAACCATCGGCATTCATGCGCAGAACAAAATATTCAGCCGTTCTGACAATATAAGTTTGGCTTGGCTGACCATTAACCATGTAATGATCCTCGCCATCGGCGCCTCTATGAAGGGTAGGAATATCTTCGGGCCTGTAAATATTAACAGGCGCGCCCGTTCCCGTACCTAATGGTTCCCACTCCACGCCCCTGACACGGAAATAACATGGGATAACCTTAATGTTTTCCCAAAAATCTTTTGTGACAGAATTAAAAATAAATCCTTCCTCTAATCCATTGACAAATTTAGAATTAGTCTTCTTCATTTCTGGGGATTGCGAACTTGCAATTTTTAAAAATGGAATTGCAACCTCTGATGAAGTTACATTTTCAAACCCTGAACCACTCATGGCAGAAAAGTCAACGACATCTGTACTTACAGCGGTATTCTTTTTTACTGTTACTTTATTCATAATCATTTTCCTCTTTTAATTTTCACTTTATTACCAATAAACACACCAAATGTTTCAATGGGAATATTTTCGCCCTTGTTTATTTGTTCCTTTAAAAAGGCGTTCAAGGTCATGGACTCGACCTTGCGTTTTTGGTCGGGGGATAATCCATCGGCTTGCAGACTGTTTATAAGTTTACTTGCCTTGTCATTTTCCCCTTTCCCAAACTGTATACTCACGATATTTTTTATCAATTCACCGTGATTGTTCTGTTCCAACCAACCAAAAGCTTCAGCTTCATGCGCCTTGGAGATAAAACCCTTGTAAAACGGTGTAAAGCTTACCGCATCACCATTAACAAGTTTAATTGATTTAACCCCGCGACTTTCCATCAACGTAACAATGGTATCATTAGTTTGTTGTAACTCTAATTTTTTTAATTTTATTTGTTCCTCTAATGATAGGATATCACTTTCCACTTTTAAAAAGTGATTAGAGGCTTCGGAAACATCTTTAATTTCAGTAATATTGACCGTCGATTTTGTTTCTTCCTCATTCAAAAAAGAAAGAAAATCAACTTTATTTTTATCCGTCATGTTTCATGCTCCTTTCATATAAGTCTACCTGTATGGGATAATACGTATAAGAACGACGATCGTATTTCAACATTTTAAATTTTCCCTGGTTAATGTCCGATGCAATGGAACATGCCACACCAATAATACTTGGGTCTCCAATCAAAAGAAGATAATCCTTGTCGTTGAAATCTTTGAGAACTTGCTTTAGTTTTCGGATAGCGGGAGCTGGGGATAACATGATCTGTTTTCCTTCCTCAAATATAGGAATTAATGTTCCATACTCCTGGGCAGGGATCACATTAAACTTTGATACCTCTTGTATCACAAAAACTTTACCTTTTTCTGTCATTCTTTCCTTTCTAAAATACTATATATAATTATATGTTGAAAAAAATCAAATAAAATATTATAAAATATTGTTTTTTAATAAAACAAGAGAAAGCATGAGAAATTTACAATATAAATTTAAAACCACTCCCTACAATCATCAACTCTACTCCTGGGGAATGATGCTCAATCACTTTAAAAGAGGTGAAAAAGAGTTCGCCCTTCTCATGGAAATGGGATGTGGCAAGTCAAAAGTCCTTATTGATTGCGCCTCCTACTTATACGACAATGGATATATTCAAGGTCTTCTTGTGGTATGCCCCAACGGAGTAAAGGGAACATGGGTCAATGAAATTGAAACCCATATGGCTGACCATGTCGAACGCAATGTAGTTGTGTGGACGGGAGACAAGACAAAGAAACACGAACAGGAACTCTTGTCTCTTTTTATATCGGATGCCACTAAAATCTGTTTTAATATTTTAATCATGAATGTAGAAGCCTTCGCGATAGAGCGGGGAAAAAAATTCGCCGATCGTTTTCTCATGACGCGCAAGGCAATCTTAACGGTTGATGAAAGCACCACCATTAAAAATCCCACGGCATTGCGTACCAAGTCCTTAACGAAACTCGGCAACCTTGCCCGCTACCGTATCATCATGACGGGTTCACCCATTACCAAGTCACCTGAAGATCTTTACGCACAATGTAATTTTTTAAACCATGAATTACTAGGGTTCAGTTCCATCTATACGTTTCGCAATCGCTATTGCCAAATGCAACGTCTGTCCTTTGGTGGTCGCGCCTTCAATAAAGTAACGGGCTACAAGAACCTAGAAGAATTAAACTATAAGCTCAAGAAATTTTCCTACCGCGTTTTAAAAAAAGACGCGCTAGATCTTCCTCCACAAGTATGGATGAAAAGAATTGTAATCTTGAGCAAGGAACAACTCGATGCCTACGTGCAGATGAAAAAATATGCATTAGTGCAACTCGACAAAGTAACACTGACTACTGCGTCGGTGCTCGCCCAGATGATTAGGCTCCATCAAATTGTTTGTGGTCATATGGCGACTGATGACGGAAAAATCATTGGTTTGCCGAATAACCGTGTCAAGGAATTATTGGCTATTCTAGAAGAGCATGGTGGGAAAGCGATCATTTGGGCGAATTATCGCCACGACATTAAAATGATAGAACAAACACTTGCCGAGAAATATGGTTCGTCATCCGTGGTTTCGTTTTACGGGGATACTCCCCAAAAGGAACGCCAGGAAAATATTAGGCGATTTCAGGAGGAGACAAACCCCTTGTTTTTTATCGGTCAACCGATGACAGGGGGACGGGGCATTACCCTAACGGCTGCTAACCTTACTATTTTTTATTCCAACAGCTATGACTTAGAGATAAGGGAACAGGCAGAGGCACGAAACCATCGAATAGGAACCGATGATAAAGTTACTTACATCGATTTAGTTTCAGAGGGAACTGTGGATGAAAAAATTATTTATGCATTACGGAACAAGATTAATCTTGCCTCTTCCGTGCTAGAAGAAGGAGTAAAAAAATGGCTCATCTAAAGCGCATCCATATTAATATGCATAAGATCAAGCACAACGCCAAATGGGGGACAAACGATCCCGTTATCACAGTTAAAACAAGCAAGTCCAATACCTACGGAAAGGAAGTTGAAATTCTTGGGGCGTCCAAGGTTGTCTATCGTCCCGACAAACCGCTTTCGTGCGGGGCGCGGGTATGGATTGAAACAACAGCGGAGGTAAAAATAAAATGACAGGGCCAAGACACTACTCGACCAAAAGAAGAAAATCGTATCCACGGGGAGCACAGTCCAACAAGCATTTTCCAGGGCAATCAGGTCTGGGCACATTCCAGTGCAACATCTGCTCCAAGGACTATACACGTCACAGCAAGTTTGACCGCTTTTGCAGCCAATGCCGAAGCAAGCTCTGATGCCGTGGAACCCCGAACATTACAATAGGAAAAAAGATATGGAGGGATTTAAAATATGTCCCAATTGTGGTGGAGATGGCTTTACACGCCATGAATTCGAGGCTGAAAAAGTTGAACTTCCGTGCAAAGCCTGTAATTCTCAAGGAGAAATTCCCGATGACAAATTTGTCTTACAAACATATGAAGATACGAATTGGTTGGGGAAGCCGAGTATAGCCATCTACCACGGGGCGTGCCTCGATCGTACCTTGTTTCGCAAATTGAGAATCGTTCTTGACTAGTTTCCTTCATGTTTCTTTTTAACCTCATTCAGAAATCTTGAAGGAGAAACCTAGGTGGCTTATTTCCTCCTACGACTCCCGCCACCTAGGTATTGAATTTTAAAAAATAAGATGTATATTAATAAGCGAAGATACTTGCCACCAAGTATCTTCATAGGATGCCATAATGGATCCTAATAAATCTTGCTTTAAAAGGAGATTACTATGAAAGCATTATCTATTTTTAATCAACTCAGACCAATATCCGTAGGCTTCGACAGTATGTTCGATCATTTCGAGCGCATGTTCGATGAGGGGGAATTTCGTACAGCAAATCCCTACCCGCCCTACAACATTGTAAAAAAATCCGACCAACTTTATGACATTGAAGTGGCTGTGGCGGGCTATGGCAAAAAGGATATCGCCGTAAACTATGCGGACAATCTTTTAACCATTAAGTCAGTCAGTATGGATGAAGCGCCAATTTGGATTGACACGTCCTTTGGTGGGAAGCTGAGAAAAGAAACATATGCGGCGGGCGATAACGTCATCCATCAGGGAATTGCGCGTCGCCATTTCACTAGGTCATTCACTATTGCCGATGATGTAGAAGTAAAAGGGGCGGAACTCAAGGATGGGCTCTTAAAAGTATCATTGGAGCGCATTGTTCCCGAAGGAAAAAAGGCAAAAACAATAGAGATAAAATAAAATTTTTACAGTTTTATTGCATTTTATAACAAAAAGGCTATAATTCGGGCGATTAATTTAAGGAGGCTTGTATCAGCATCCAATTGCCCGAAAGCCCGATACGGCGGATACGAACGTGTCCCAAATGTGGCAGAATTTCCGTAAAATTTTGGGATAAGGTTCACGATAGACAATACTCGAAAGAGGAATGGGAGATTATTATCTATGATGGATTAGAGATCCTCAGAAAACATCTCAAACCCACCGCGGACAACCCCATATTTTTTCTTAATTAGTTTTAGATTTAACTAGATGATAGTCGGGCAACATGATCTTTGATTCTCGTTTTACGAGATACTCGATCTGTTTTGGGCGGGAACGCATTGACTTTTGACATTGTCTGTCAAGCAGTTTTCTCGTTTCAGCCGTGATAATCTGATTGTAAAATTTCTTACTACCGTTTTCTTTCATGCTTTTCTCCTTTTATGAAATATTTTAAATTATAACATTTTATGCACATATATTCAAATAGTCCTTTAATCAACAACATGTTGTAAGTGAGATATTCCCTTTGGCACTTGAAACATATGGCACTTTGATCCTTGTGTTCCTTGGGCATCTATGCTCTTCTCTTATCTATGTTCTTGGAAAGCTCGATGAGCTTATCCCGCCACATGGCTTGATAAACTGCATCCTTCATTCCTTCAGCAACCTTGATCATTTTTTTGAGGTTGCCCACCCGACGCCAAAATAAAACTTCCTCGGCGTCGATGGGCTCGATGATCTTACCATTCTTTTTCATTTTTTTCTTTCCTCAAGAATGACTTTACCGAGGGTCAATATGGCGAACCATAGCGCCCCCAATTCAATTGTAATAATCAGTAATAATATGTTTGTCAGGGTCATTTTACACTCCTTTAGCAATTACAGCGGGATCCACATAATTATTGATCTGCTCATCCACCCACGCCTCGTGCGCCTCCACTTCTAGATCACTCTCATCCTTGGGCTTGGGTTCGTCAAGCTGATAAAAATATGCCCACTTACTATCATTGTTCTCGGTTGTATAGCCGAAAGACCCCATATACTTGAGGCTCGTGTCGTACTCCTGAACCTTGGCGCCACTTTCGCCCGCCACATCTGACGGGCGAAGGGCGATGGAGATACTGTCAACAACACCGTTCACGGGTGCATCCCTTCCCCAACTTGGTCGCACAAGAACGTGCGCCCCTATTTTAAGCAGCATTTCTTTCTCCTTCCTCTTTCCCAACAAGTTCCACACCACGTACTTTCAGGCTGATGAGATTATTCAACTGAATGCTTCTCCAAGCCCTTTGTGGTTTGTCGGGATCTTTTTTTAAAATATTTACATCGATGCATTCGAGTAAATGTGCGCGGTCGCCAAGCAGTTCCCCGCCTGCGAAAAACTTATCGTTCGATGGCAACTTGCCAAGAATGGTTCGTATAGAATTATCCTTCTTTTTAAATTCAGCGCTGAACAATTGTGCGCCGATATGGTCGTATAGTCTTTTCTTTAATTTTATATCAGTCATTTTCTATCTTTCTCCGTCTGATGATTGTTCTAATATACCATAAAGCTCATCACTAACTTTATTGTATTCCTTTGAATTCCTGCGACCAAATTTTTTCGCATAAATTTCAAACACTATATCTACTGCTCTTCCGTAGATAATTTCTTTATTTAAAATGCATTTATACATTTCATATACAAACCCCAATTGATTATTATTCACAAAGTGAAACCTAATTCTTTTGCGGTTTGCTAAATTATTTTTTCCGCCTTCAAAGTAAAAATCCTGCCAATAATTATGCTTCTGATTGTCTCGGTCCCTTACTATGATTTTACCTACAACTTGAGAAAATAGTTCTTTTCTAATTTTTGCCCAAATAGGATTGGAATAAAAAAGTTTTGCTTTTTCATCTCTTTTTTGTAGTTGTTCAAAATATTCTTTTTCTTTTCTTGCTTTTTCAGCTTTTTCTTCTTCAGTTAATTCTTGACCAAAACCAAAAGATCCGCTTCCCTTAATTCTAGGAATAGCATCAATATTAAATTTTTCAGTTTTTTTAATTTCTTTTTCTTTTGCAAGATCACCTATCTTACCCGTCACAATTAAATCGCCATTAGGTTTTGCAATCGGTTTATTTTCTTGTTGTGATATTTGACGTGCTTTTTCGATGGCGGTATTTTTATCAGTAGATAAATTAAAACGATAATAATCATTATCCTGATAATGTTCATTCACACCATATTCGCTTTTTTCAACATAACCAATTTCAGTGCGAACTTCTCTTAGCGTGTAATAAATACTTCCTTGCCCGATTGAGATATATAAATAATTTTTCATTTTCTATCTTTCTCCGTTAGGCTTATGTGAAGAGGGGCACATACATCCCTCACAGTTATTATAGCTAGTGTAAAACGCTTTCACTAATTTGTCTTCTAACTTACGCGCTTCGATTTCCCACGGAGCGTCCTCGTAAGAAACGTCCCGCAAGTAAACCCCTAATTCTTTTCCTTCCCAACGAACGTGCGTTTGATTATCAGAAGACCAAACTCTTACTTGTAAACGATTTCTACACGCTTGTTCAACGTGAGCACATTCATGCGCCAAAGTTTTTAGTTGTTGGAAATAAGATCTGTCATCAGTTAAAGTGATTTTAAAATCTTTCGTAGAGAGAGAACCATTGTTTTCAAGATTACAATTTCCTAAAACATTTTTCTTTAGAACAGTTTTTCTAATGTGTATTTTTATGTTCAAAGTGTTTTGCAGTCTTGCAGAAATATTAAGTTCATTCAGAAAAAACTTAACGGCGTCTTTATAATTGTTTTGCACCCAACTTAGGCGCGGTAAAGATACGTTGATTTTTAGTTTTTTGTTTTTGCGTTTCATTTCTATCTTTCTCTAAATGTTTCCTATAAATTATAGTATTTTATTATATAGTCAACCCCTTAATTTATCCCTCATTTCCGCCCCTTTTTGGGTATGGTTTTACCTTAGGCTGCAAAACTTTCCACATTTCCTTGCGGTCCTTCTTGGTGCCCATTAAAAAAATATAGCGCCCCTTGGGCTTGCGCAACCGAATGCAGAGGTGCGGCTTGTCCTTCACCCACGCGTCGAGTTTTTCCTTGCCACTAAAGCCATGCTTCTTGTGAAAGTCACGATCGTTCATGTACAGTTGTCCCGTCGTCGTATACACGTCGTGATGATTGCTTTTTGCAAATCCTAGGTAGTACCAATTGGTTGCCTGATACAATGTTCCAATCTCCCCCGCCTCGGGATCCGAAAAGGCAATCGCGTACTTGTATCCTTTTTCATTCATAAATTTCAGGGACTGCGAAATCAGTTTGCTCCCTGAATGTTCATGCGCCCAATGCACGCAGGCACCGCGTGAAAGCTGAATGCCCTTCTTTGCGTGCTCGACGCCGACGTACGGGGCGTAGGGATGTCCTCCGCTATTGGTGTTCATCGCCTGAAAGTATCCAAAGCAGGTGACGCCCGCCAAGGTCCCGTCAAAGTACAATCCGTAATGAAACTGCGTCGTGCCCATCGTGCCGAGCCATTCGTATTCCAAGATAATTTTCTTCGCGGTCTTGTAGTCAATCGCCCTGACTTCACTTTTGGTGATGTCCACGTCAAGGGACTCCCAATAGTTGCCGAACAGATCGCCTGACTGCTCGATTGATTTTTTCTCCCTAATAATTCGTTGATGCGCTTTCATTTCTTCCATATAAAAATTGGTTCGGTCTTGAATTTAGTCTTGAGCTTATTGATCCCTTTCCCAGGGATCCGTGATAATCGCATGTGCAGGGTATCCTCAAGATTAAATCCCGCGCCCGCGCACAATGCCTTCACTTCCTTAATTAACTTTGCCCCGTGCACATTGATGGCAAAATACTTTCCCTCCTTGAGATACGCGTAGGACTTTTCAATTAGGGGTTGTAAAAATCCCTTGACCCATTCCTCGTATTGCGGATAGCGGATGTAACTTTGTGTTGGTTCATCACTATACTTTTCAAGATCAAAGTAGGGCGGACTTGTAAAGACAAAATCATAAAGCATGGTGGTTGTAAAATCCTCGAAGGGAATATTAAAAAATTTATTGTGGCTACTCTCATTCAATTCAACGTCCAAGCGACAGTTGCCGTCGTAGGTCTTCACGCACGGATCCACTCCGTGATAGGAATGAATGGTCGGGGAGACAATGGATCCCAAGAGCCTGCCTCCATACCCCATGCAGGGATCGAGCACCGTGGCTCCCGCCTCGCAATAGGTCATATATATATAGCGCGCAATAGTTGGTCTGAAATTCGAGACAGACTGAGCGCCACTAAAAATTTTTAAACTCTTGCGGATGTTAAAAACCCCTAGCCTAGAATCACTCATGCGCAACCGCTTCCTGATCGCCCGCTTGAATAATTCCTTATCAAGAAAAACTTCTTTCGGAGTCTTTTGATTGCGGCATTTCACGTCCCACATATGAGGATGAAATACATTACATATTCCTAGTCCCAACATAACTTGTTGAAGTTCATTGCCCTCGAGAAGAATTTTTCTAACGTCATTATTTTTAAGGCGATCCAATTCTTTTGAAAGATTAACTTCCTCCCCGTAGTAGGGAAAGCCCACAACGTCATGATAGTGGCTACAGACGCGCTCGCAGTAAATATCCTTTTCCTCCTCGCTAAGGAATTCATTGATCTTGTTCAGCTTGAATTTAAACAATTCCTCAATGGCGCAAGTGCGCACGTCGAAAAAACGAATGTTAAAGAGTTTCAGTTGGTTCATCCTTCTCCTCCCTAAAGTTCTCGTCAATCTCCAATGTAAATTTCTCCTCGTTATACAATCGCTGATTGATCCTCGAATTAAAATTCTTGGTGGCGCATCCCACGATTTCATTGTCCCGCTCGTAGGGCGTCCACTTGGAAGGGGGCGTGTCCCATGTCACGTCGTCGTCCTTGGGGTAGTACTTGTAGACGTCGCCGCCATAGTCATCGAGGCAACAAATATCAATGCGCTTGTAACGATCATGCGGTTGCAATTCTTGATGCGGGTTCTGCAAGCGGTGATTGTCAATGTCAATGTTGCGCTTGTCGCTCATCTTGTAGAGCAACTTCAACCAATCCATGAAGCCCCGCACATCCTCCTTGATGTTCGAGTCGTGCCTCGTGTAGCGAAATTTTTCCTCATCGTATATCTTGAGCTCCTCTCCCACCTTCTTGAGTCTCTTTTGCTCCTCCTTGAGAAAAACATAATGGTCAATTGTATCGTGTAATAATTTGTGCAACCGAATAAAATTGTGACTGAATGACTCTTCAGCCTCATTGCATTTCTTTTTTTCATTGGCAAAATCATCCAACAGTTTCAAATAGTGCGGGTTGCTGTTGTTATCAATCTCTCTTTTATTGGTTCGGAGCGTCTCTATAATGACCTCCTTGATGGTCTTTAGCTTGCCGTTGAACCATTCCCCCTGACGGGGCTTAATTTCCCTCATACTGTGGTTTGTGAGGGCGTAATGGCATCTCTTTTCCAATTGGGGGTCATCGACGGGAAACGTCGCGTAGATCTTGAAGGCGCGCGGGGATCCCACTTGGATCCCCGACAATCTGCTTGATAGATTCCTTTCGCTCGACTTGCCAACCTTGTAGTCGTTTTCTTTTTTCAAATCAATGTCGGCGTAGCCGATGATGTAGATCAAGTCAGACATTACACCCCCTTTGGAACAACAACATCAAGGGCGCAAAGATTATTTCTTGCCAAACGCAATCCATCCTTCCATTCCTCTTTATCGCCGTCGCTTTCAATCCTGCACACATCGGGCGCTAGATAATTAATCATGCAAAGCATCGCCACGACATATTTATCGTAGTCCTTTCTTGCTGTTTTAGTAAACTGAAACTCTTCCCCTTTTTCAAAAGAACCTCCCCCACTTTCCCATTCGGTTGGGCGCAGTTTTTTCTTGAGGTAAAAAGTCTCGTGCCCCTCGTCTCCAATGCCATTAAAACGGATGGCATCCTTGGTGATGAACAGCTTCTGATCGTACTTCGTGGAGCGGTCAATATGTTCCGCTTTTCGCAAAAGCGTATTGGCTACTGCGCGGATCTTGCTCCATTGGTCATCACTAAAGTCTTTTGTTTGTGTAAAGTAATGTGAATATCCCATTACGCCACCTCCAATCTTTCTTCGTCTTGCAGTTCGTTGAATTTTTCCCAATCAATCTTAAACCAAGATTGTTGTTGGGATCTTCCATAACCATCCGTAAAACAAATTGCCCCTTTTTCTTTGTTGGCTTTTTCATCTCTGATGATTATTTTAGACTCCATAAAGTCATTGCAATAACGACCTACTGAACCTTCCAATTGCAACCATTGTCCACTGTTGATGGTCTTCAATACTTTCTTTATTTCTTTTCTTTCAATCATTTATTTCTCCTTTAAAAATTGTTTCACTTCTTCAAGTGTCGTGAAGTCATTATCCATAACTTGTCCGATAATTCCATCGACTGAAATTGGATTTATTCGGAAATAGTATTTCTTGCTGTTTCCAAACATATCCGACCAACAATCAGACTTTCTTACAAGATACTTGTTCGTGGATCGTTTGCCACTTAACAACCAATATTTAAGATCCCCAAAAAACTTTTTGTTTGATGGCAAGAACCATTTTTTATTAAGTGATCTTAATTCCGTTAGTGTTTTAATCATTTTCTTTCTCCCTTTCTAAAACTTTCTCCCCGCGTTGTTTAAATGTGTCAGGAAATTGTTCGCGGGGGGTCTTGCTTAATTTCCATTCCTTCACCTTGAATTGCTCCTCAATGAGCTTTTTTTCAAGGTATCTGATCTCGGACGCGTAAATGTATACCCTAGACCTAATTTCTGCTTCCGTGCTCTGTTGAGCCTCCATTAGCTGTATTTGAGCCCTCTTTAAGCCCTGCCCTAGGTCGCTCACCAATAAAATCTTCGCTTCGGGCGATTTCTCCCAAGGAAGCAGTTTAGAGCCACCACAGCAATCCTGACGGTATCCACGACGGATGGTAAATCCGTGATCATAAATCTTGTCCTTGTTATTCTTGTTATGATCGATTTCAATGCCACGCTCGCAGTATCCGCAGGTCGCCTTGTCCTCTTCCGCCCAACGTCTTAGTTGCGCCAAGCGATACGCGGGATCTTCCGTTGGCGGGCGCTTGCCGTAACATAGCTCCCATACTTTTTCATTGTCGTCCGTGTATCTCCACAAGTCTATTTTTTGATAGATGGTGTAGATGTCCTGCAACTCATTAATGTAGAGACGCGCTCCGTCAACCGATGAAATCAATTGCGGGTAGGATGTGATGACTTCCTCAATGCGCCCGATGGTAATTGGAATATTCTTCGCGTTCGACGGGTCGTGCTTGCAGAGCGCCTGAACCTTTTTAGGGTAAAAATAATAAAGCTTCAGATCGTTCACCTTGTTCTTATTAATATAGTCATATGAAAAGGCGAGCGCTAGATCAAGGGTATTAAAGAATTTCTCGTTTTCCTCTTTCCATTCCCCGCTATTAAATCCCCACTGCACGCGGTAGTGAAATCGTTTTCCGTCCTCGGTCAAGATTTCATTAATAAGACAGTCGCCCCTTAGCGCGTCCCAATTGTACTAGTATTGAAGGAATATGTTTTCTTCGCATCGAGCAGAAATCGGTTCAGCGATTTTTTAATGCTTCCCAATTCGCCGTTGTAGATCTTGCCCGTTTCTTCGCAACGCGCAATAAAGTCAATTACTTCTTGTTTGTTTGTCCAATCAATTGTCATTCTATCTTTCTCCATCAAGTTTTAAATGGTCAATAATTTTTTGTGTATTTAATGATCTCCCATTAGTTCTTGGCAAATTCCACAAATAAATGTGTCCTACGATTATTGCCACAAATAAAATTACTTGTATAAATAATTGTGTCATTCTATTTTTCTCCCTTATAAATTCGTCTTAGTTTTCCCACGACAACAATGATAGGAATTAAAACTAATGCGATGATGCAACCGAGACTTGTTCCGACTGCTAAGTCAACAGAGGCAGTTGTAATACCGCCCAAGAAATCTGAAGCGGCATTCCCTAATCCCGCTCCGACAACCGCGCCCAAACCAACGCGGTATTTTTTTGGAATAATTTTTTCCACTTCCAAACCAAAAAAGGCTCCGAGGATAAGAACAAAATTATCAACGATCCCGTAAACTATATATTCTATAAACATTTTATCTTTCTCCCTTAGTTTCATTAATAAATTCTTGCGCTGTTTTATTGTGTTCCTCGAACGAACGAAGAGCACTGTTCATTCTATTTCTTGAAACTCTTTTCACTTTTAAAACTTCAAAAAGTCCGTCTCTTTCAAAATGACTGAATATTCCGTAAGCAACGATTGCGCCCGACTTGGCTTTGCCTTCGTCAACGAGTTTACTTATCTCATCATCTTGTTTAGTTTTAGTGGCATTCAAACCGTTAGGATTAAAACAATGAAAAGAAATTGTATCGTGAATGTTTAAACCCTCATCGGTTTTCGCTTCTTCGGTAATATACTTATGTGTGTTTTTCATTTCTATCTTTCTGTTTTTATTATAATTTATAGTATATTATTATACCATCTTACCCCCATCACAAAGCTTTTTTTTCATAAAATGCGATTATTTCATGCATTCTTTTGCGCTTCAGGCGCATGAATTTCTCTAGTGTTTTAGCCACTTTTAATGCTTGGCGGTTCGTGGCTTTCCACGAATAGGTTCGATTATGCCTCAAATTCGCTCTTTTATGGCTATACAGAGCCCCTATATTCATTTTTTGATGTACCCAATGGATGGTGGCAAAATCAGTCATCTCTAGCTTGATTGTGGGAACGGGATTAGGTCTGCTGCTGCCCTTGACCAATGCAACATATCCGTCGGCATCAATCAGTCCCCCGATGTAAGCCAAGGTTGTTTTCTTTCTCGCCGTCACCTGACACTCCTTACACTTATTCTAGGGTACATTGAAAATAAAATTATTTTTAGTGGTGCAAAAGAGACTATGTAGTGTAAGGTTGTATGTTTTCCGTTATGTAATATACCCTATACGCTGACACTACTTTAAAAATAGAAGTGTAAGAGTAGTGTAAGTAAAAATTGAAAAAGTGGAATTTCCTTTGTATAATAAAGAATATATACTGACACTACTTTTGGTCAACCTGACACTACTTTTGGGTTAAATTATGCTGTTTAAAATTATTGTTGTTATATTATTAATTTTTATACTAATGAGTACATGTATATGAATGTAAAACAGATACAGGAATTTTATCCTGATTTGCTCTTGGCGGATGGGTTTGATAAAGCCATAATCGGAGTGGCTCAAACATTTAATAATTTTTCCGTCGCTTATAATAAGAATAAAATTATTGAAATATTGAAGACTCGAGATAAAATGTCAGAGACGGATGCGAGGGAGTATTTTGATTTTAATATTGTAGGTGCATATGTCGGGGAGCATACTCCAACATTTATAGAGAAGTGATATGGTAAGAATAGTTGACGGAAGAAAATCACGCAAGCTGACACCAAAGCAGTTAAGATTTGTCTATGAGTTTTGCACCAAAACTTTATTGGGTTTGCAATCAGGATCTGAGTCGGCACGTAAAGCAGGTTATAGTGATGCTATTGCCCGTAAGAGTGCCTATGAGTTACAGGATCCTAATAAGTATCCATTAGTAGCCGAAGCTATTTATGACATGAAAAAAGAACAGCAGAATAAATATTCTGTTAACCTTGACAAGCATTTAGCTCGACTTGACGATCTTGGAAAGAAGGCTGAGGATGAAAAGCATTTTTCTGCTTCCATTAATGCGGAGCAGTTGCGCGGTAAAGCAGGCGGGTTGTATGACCCAACAATTCAACTAAAGAGTGCTGTTGAGAATTTGCCTAGGGAAGAATTAATGAAACGTTTGGGTGATCTACAGAATAAAGGAATTGGAATAGTCGGAGAAGAAAATGTAATAGAAATAAATACAGGTGAGGAAAATACTAAGGATCCAAAACCAAAACAAATCGAACATCAGTCTAGTTAAGCTTCGGTTGGTTTTTTGAAAAGAGCAGGATAGGTAATATACAAGTATTTAACTGTGTCTTTAATCTTGTAAACATAAAATGGATCTTTTGCATAAATGTGAAGAGTAGTAACAAGTTTATCAATATCAACAACTCCAGTCACGAATTGTTTCATTCTTATTTCTTGGTATTCTACAAAATGTTTATTAGTATTTAATAAACCAATGTAGTCGGCAACACTTTCACATTTACGACCATAAATTTTTACCAATACATTGGGATCCTTCAGAGCTGTTATATGAGGTTCTGTTGGATCAGTTTCAATAATACCATAGAAGTTATTACCTAATTTAGCAAAACGTGACCCACCCCAATCAGACTCCAAGACAGCTTGTGCCACACTAACAACGATAATGACACGATGTTGAGGCGGAATAATTGCATTAAATGATTGTGTGCATTGTATGATACCTTGAACAAACTCTTTGTTGTTGTTGTATTTGAAATCATATTGACTGATGAATGGTTGGCATAACATTAATAATGTAGCACAGAAACCAGATAGGATGTTCATTTTTTATCGGATTGTCCCTTTGCATTGGGGTTAGACCAATAATTTTTTCGTGTATAGCTAAACAGAGTATAGCATTCATCACAGTAGAAATATCCCTTAGGATCTTCAATGGTTGCATTCTTCTCACAAAGATGTCCCTTGCATTTGGGTGTTGGATGTACATTCGTAATTTTATTTTCTTCTAGTATTTTCATCACTTCCTCTGTTTTCATTATCAACTACCTTTTAAAATTTTATTTACATAATCATCACTTGACTCTAGGTCATCATAGTCCTCGTGCATCGGACAGGGGATAGGCTCTAATTCATCCTGCATTTCTTCCGAGTGGGTCTTTTCTTCTTTTGGTTCATAAACAAAGTGAGTAGAGCAGTATTCACACATTGCTTTGTTATTGGCATTAAAAGTGTACCACACAATAGGATGGTTATCATCACAAGAAAATGTTTTAGTGTGAATTATTTTTGGTTTCATGTTTGTGCTCATTGGTACTTTATAATGTATCCTAGTATAAACACATTAATTATACTACAAAGATATTAAATGAAAGAAACACAACTTGTTCAATTAATAAGGAAGAACATAACTTTATTGCATTGGATGCGAATAGAGACAACAACAGTGCAAGGTTTTCCCGATTTGATTGGCATTGCGCCACAATCGGATACAATCTTTGTTGAGTGTAAGATAGCAAGAGGAGATACAATTAGGCTGTCTCCTCATCAAGTATCAATGAATTTAAAGCTATGGGATATGTCGGGTGGGTGCAGTTACTTCATTGTTCATCACGCGCCTCCCCCTCGTGGAGAGCGCTTCTTTTTGTATGAAGGATCAAGATCTCTTCATCTCACAAAGAACGGGACCAACGAACCACCAACCGCGATCGGTTGGGACGCGATCGGTTCGCACTTGCGCGCGGCTCACGGTTCACGAACCAATAAACATAGCCCCAGGAAGGAAGTATAGCCATGGCTACACTTTGGGAAAGTTCAGATGGATCATGAGTCACGGATCACGGCTCGCGGGACATGGACTGTGTAAGTTTTGTGTAAGAACTGTGTTAATGATGATTAATCGCGGAAAACAAGGGAATAACCATGAAAAGGGCGGGGGACTTACGTTTTATATTAAAAATGGCGGAAAACAGCGAAAAATCAATACCCTAGCGCGTCCAAGTAATAGGAGCGAGCGAGCACAAGGGCTAAGTTTTGAATATTCAGCGAGCAATTTTTCATATGAAACTTTTTTTTCGAGATATACCCCCTTTTTTAGGGTAAAAAGGCTTAGGAGTCCCTATGGAACCAAAAAATAAAAAATTTGAAAAGTATTCAGACGAGGAATTGAAGCTAATGCTCGCAATTGCGATGCATGATGATAGCAATAAGGCTCAAGATAGCTTTTTGCACTTTGTAAGGATTGTTTGGCCCGACTTTATCGGGGGATATCACTCTACAATCATGGCAAAAAAGTTTGAAGAGATTGCCAACGGAACATTGAAGCGCTTAATCATTAATATGCCACCGCGTCACGGCAAGTCCGAGTTTTCATCCTTCTTGTTCCCCGCATGGTTGATGGGCAAGAAACCAAAAACAAAAATTATCCAAGCAACACACACCGCGGAACTTTCTTATCGCTTCGGGAGAAAAATGAGGAACCTCATGAACGATGAGGAGTACAGAAAGATCTTCAAGGACGTGAGCTTGCGTGCAGACTCCAAGGCTTCGGGACGGTGGGACACGAACCACGGCGGGGAATACTTTGGCGCGGGCACGGGGGGCGCGATTACGGGACGGGGAGCCGATCTGCTCATTATCGACGATCCCCATTCGGAACAGAACTTGACGGAGACATCCTTCGACAATGCCTTTGAGTGGTACATGTCTGGACCTCGTCAAAGGTTGCAGCCAGGCGGTGCGATTGTGATTATCATGACTAGGTGGAGCGAGCGCGATCTCACGGCGCGTTTGATGCGGCAGCAAGCCGAAGTGAAGGCGGATCAGTGGGAGGTGATTGAGTTTCCCGCAATCATGCCGAGCGGAAAACCGATCTGGCCAGAATATTGGAGCAAGGATGAACTTGAAAAAATTAAGGCGAACCTGCCGACCATGTCGTGGGAGGCGCAGTATCAACAGAACCCGACGAGTGAGGAGGGCGCGATCATCAAGCGCGAGTGGTGGAAGAAGTGGACGAAGGAAAAGATTCCCGAACTCATTCACGTCATCCAAAGTTATGATACCGCGTACTCCAAGAAGGAGACGGCGGACTTCAGCGCCATTTCGACGTGGGGCATTTTCCAGACCGCCGACTACAAGGACAATATTATTTTGCTCGACTGTCAAAAGGATCGTTGGGAATTTCCGCAACTAAAAAAAATTGCGTTCCAGCAATACAAGTATTGGGATCCCGACACCATCGTCGTCGAGGCGAAGGCGAGCGGGATGCCCCTCATCCAGGAATTGCGGCAGAAGGGAATTCCCGTGATGAGCTATTCGCCGTCCAAGGGTCACGACAAGCTGACGCGCGTCAACTCCATCGCCCCCGTGTTCGAGAGCGGAATGGTGTGGGCGCCCAACAAGAAGTTCGCCGAGGAAATGATTGAAGAATGCGCCGCATTCCCTTATGGTGAGCACGATGATTTGGTGGACAGCATGACACAGGCGATCATGCGCTACCGTCAAGGAAATTTTGTATCACTGAAGGATGACTATGAAGACCCCGTACCCGAATATAAGCAAGCGCAAGAGTATTACTAGATGGTAGTTCAACTAGCATTAGCAGCGCCCATAATAATTCCGTTAGCCGCTTACTTCGGAGTGACGATCCCCTATTTGGAGAAACTCGCCAGCAACAAGGGTGTCGATCTCTCTAGCCGTGATTACGATCCCGACAATCTGATCCCTTACGAGAAGTTGTTTCCCGAACTAGCGGAGCTTAATCGCATTAAGACATTCAAGACATGGGATGAAAGCTACATTAAACCAGTGATCGCGGACACCGACCTGTCGGGCGTCGTTGTCCAATCCAAGAAGGATGATGAGGAAGTCATTGATGTCACGGAGGAGGATCTAGAAAAGTTACCGCGACAAGATGTAGGTCCCCCCGATCCTGAAAAGGATCCTAATAGGTGGCTGAAGGAACTTGCCAACATATCATTGGACGTGATCCTTCGGGAATTGGAGAACAAGGCGGAAAGATGGAGCCAAGAGCAACTTGTCAAGATGGCAAAGGAATACAAGAAGAGAACCAAGCTGACAACGAAGCACGAGGGGTTAGGGTATTATGAAGCAACAATTGATGGCAAGACTTTTGGGATTAGCAATCAGAACATTTACAAGGAGCATTCCTACGATTTTTGGAACATTACTTTTGAGGATAGAAATATTGATACTGTCGATACTTTAAAAGAGGCAAAAGAATGGATTGAAGACAATCACGGCGGCTTTAAGAATACCATAAAAGAAGAAATTGATTGGACAAAAGAAACTGATGAAATAATTAAAACGGTGAAGGAAATAAAACCATTACCCGACACACAAAGTTTTCTAGCGAAGGACAAGAACACCATTCAATATATTGAAGCACTCAACCCGAATAAAATTTTCGGTGAAGTGGATTTGCGCACCATCGATTATTCCAAAAAGGATGCGCCCGTTATTGATTATGAATTTGATGAGAAAACGGTGGACACGATCGGTGACCAATCGATCGCGTCCCTTGATAGCCAAGTCAACGTTGATTTACAAGATGTCATTAACCGTTACGGCTTTAAGATGCCGACTGTCAATTTGCTCAATGATGCCTTAAAAGGCAATGCCGATGAACGCTATTGGTGGCAAAAGAGCAGTCAGTGGTTGGATAATTTTCTTGAGGGGCATACCAAGGAAGACAAGGATATGTTCTTCAACATTCTCTCGGTTACCTCGGGCGGTGAAACTCCCAAGGAAAATTTACGATTGGCGATGGGAATCTTCTCGGACTATCTTCTAGGGCAACCGACGCGCATGGGACTAAAAATGCAAGCTAGTTTAAACCAATTCTTTTTAAATCCAGAAAACACGGTGAACACACCCAAGTTCGGAAACTATTCCGATACGTTCAAGTATTTTGCGGGGATCACGGATCGTGTCCCGAACACCGTTAACGATCAATGGGTGGCAAAGATCTTCGGGGTGGATCCGCAAGTACTCGCGGCGCAACCCGAGCTCTACGCCTTGATGACAACGGCGCTCGCCGATTTGACGGCGGAAGTAAACAAGACGCTTCCCGAAGGACAGGAGTTACAACCATTTGAATTGGAGTCTTTATTGTGGTCGAAGATCCGACCGAAAGGATCGACGAACTTCGCACAGGTGGGACCTGAATTGATTAAGCAACTCCAGGAAGAGGGAATGATTTTTAAGGACGGCAAGCTCAATATGAATGAACTGATGCAACCTTCCTTCGTGGAGAAGTTGCAGAAAACGGTTATCCCCTATCAAGAAGCTTATAAAGCTACCATTGAGGTGGGAAGCTTTAACACCGAGGTGGGAAAAAAGATTAAGCAACTTCTTGATTATTTTCCCGAGGACAAGAAGCTCCATAACGACGTTAACAAGATTAACAAATCCATTATCAGGAAATTAATTTTAAAGCAGGATAAAAAACCCTCCTTTATTGAAAATCTTGTCTCTTTAGTGATGAACAAAAAAACAGATGTTTCTCGTATGCAAATGGGATACGGAACTTTTGAAGGGGATGCCAGCGTCAATATGATTATTCCATTAATCGACATCGAGGAAAAAGAGAGAAATTGGATTATTTCGTTTTTGGGAAAAAACTTTAATCAATCCTCAGTGGCGGCTAGTAATTTCAAGACGTTCACGGGTGAAATACCTGACGACCATAAAAACGGAATGACGGCGTGGATCTTTGCCAAAACACGCATTGATGAAAATAAGTTGAAGCAATTAAGTGCTGAAACAGGGTATGGTTTCAATATTAGACCTGTAGCGGGGGGCTTTATAGCCGAAATTCTGTCCTTTGATGGTCTTCCTGATAAGGTGAAATTGGAACAAGGGTTAGATAAAGTATTTGGAAAAGAGCTTGATTTCGTGTATAACAAGGCTACTTGGGGTTCTAATTTTGTAGAAACCGATGGTTATAAGGAGAATTTAGATGAGTTTGAGAGAAGTGTCAGCGAAAGAATGGAAAAAGATGGGGCTCCCAACTTCAACCTCGACTATTTCATTCGGCTTGTCGAAATTGCGCAAGCCGCCGACAAAGAAAGAGACGAGCGATGGCAAAAAGAAATCCTTGATTCAAAAAAAATCATAAATCTTTTAACGAAAAAAAATATTACATTAAAACGCAGAGGTGGTATTGTAGAAATACCGCACTTCCATTATGGTGGATTTGTTGATGTGAATAGGTTATAAAAAAGTATGCCAAAAGACAACATAGACAAGAAACTTAATTCTGTCGTAGGTGATGTCATTGAAGAGGCGATAGACACGGGACAACCCGTTGATATCGAGATTGTTTCAGAGACAGTCGAGGTCGACGAAGCGCCACTCGAGGACGATGACTTCTACAAGAATTTAGCGGAGGACATGGACGATACCGAATTGGGAAGAATGTCATCCGACTTGTTGGGGGAATTCCAAAACGACAAGTCTTCTCGCGATGAATGGGAGCATACCTATACGCAAGGCTTGAACCTCCTCGGTTTCAAGTACGTGGATCGCACCCGTCCCTTCCAGGGGGCTAGCGGTGTCACCCACCCTCTCTTGGCGGAAGCCGTTACACAATTCAGTTCAGCAGCTTACAAGGAACTCATGCCCGCAGACGGGCCAGTCCGTACACGTGTCATGGGCAAGGAAACGCCCGAGATTTATCAGCAGGCGCAGCGCGTGAAGGAATTCATGAATTATCAAATTACAACAGTGATGGAGGAGTACACTCCAGAACTCGATCAGATGCTTTTTTATTTGCCGCTCTCGGGATCGACATTTAAAAAAGTCTACTATGATGCGGAGCTAGGGCGCGCGGTATCTAAATTTGTTCCCGCCGAAGATCTCGTGGTGCCCTATACCGCGACCGACTTGGAGTCATGTGAACGCATTACCCATATCGTCAAGCTAACAGACAATGACGTACGCAAGAAACAGGTGAGCGGATTTTACCGCGACGTGGATCTTGTGCCGTATCAACCCAACACCCCAACCTACTCCACCGCCAATGTGACGGATAAGATCCATCAGTTGGAGGGGGTGCAGGCGACGGGGGAAAGCATGGTTCGAGAATTATTAGAGTTCCATGTTTCATTGGACTTGGTCGGTTATGAGGACACGCAAGAGGACAAGAAGACGGGAATTAAACTGCCATACCTTGTTACCTTGGATGAACAGTCGGGAACCGTTCTTGCGGTCAGACGCAACTATAATGAAGACGATGAGCTCTTCAAAAAGAAACAGTATTTTGTTCATTTTAAATTTCTCCCAGGACTTGGATTTTATGGCTTTGGGTTAATTCACTTGATTGGTGGATTGTCGCGCACTGCGACAACGGCGCTGAGGCAACTGCTTGATGCGGGAACCTTGTCGAATTTGCCAGCGGGCTTCAAGGCGCGCGGTCTACGGATCAAGGATGATGACACACCATTACAGCCAGGGGAATTCAGGGACGTGGACGCTCCAAGTGGGGAAATTAGGGCAGGACTATTACCACTTCCATACAAGGAACCGTCACAAACATTATTCACTCTTCTAGGATTTGTCGTGCAAGCGGGACAACGCTTTGCGCAAATTGCGGATATGCAAGTTGGTGATGCCAATCAACAAGCTCCCGTGGGAACAACGATTGCATTACTTGAACGCGGTTCAAGGATCATGAGTTCCATCCACAAGAGACTGTACTATTCTATGAAAAAAGAATTTGGACTCCTTGCCAAGGTTATTTCCATCTATCTTCCCCCCGAATACCCCTACATGGTAGTGGGAGGGGATCGTTCTATCAAACAAGAGGATTTCGACGACCGAGTGGACATTGTCCCTGTCGCTAATCCTGATATTTTCTCCATGGCGCAACGCATCCAATTGGCTCAAACTCAATTGCAGCTAGCAACAAGTGCACCACAGATGCACAATATGCGGGAAGCCTATCGACGAATGTACGAGGCGCTTGGAGTAAAAGATATTGACAAGATTATGAAAGAGGATCAACCCGAACCATTGAGCCCAACACAGGAACAAAAAAAATTATTGGAAAGCGATTCCATTCAAGCGTATGAAGGACAAAATCATGATGCCCATATACAATCCCATTTACTTTTTGGAACATCCCCAGTCTTGGAGATAATGCCTCAAATCGCCATCGACTTGAACAAGCATATCCAGGAACATGTCACCTTGAAGGCGGAAGAAGCAGTAGCCATGCAATTGGAACAAGCGGAAACGCAAATGGGTCAATCGGCGGAAGGGGACGTGGAACCAATGGTGCAGTCACAGATTGCGGTCTTGGAAGCACAGTTCATGGCAGAAGTGAAACAGCAACAAGCAGAGTTAAGCGGGGAAGGTCAGCCAGATCCCGTGATTCAACTCAAGCAACAAGAATTACAGCAACGTGCTTTGCGTGATCAAGCAGAGAAGGAATACGACTTTGGCAAACTGAATTTGGATCAGAAAAAACTTGCGCAAAAAGATAAAATTGATAACGAAAAAATACAGTCACAGGAAGATATTGCCCAACTGCGCGCGAATGTTAATTTGAAAAAAATGAACATGGATCGCACGAACATGAGAGTACGGGATGCCTTTAAAGACAGGAAAAAGTAAGAAGACTGTTTCTTCCAACATTCGGGAACTGAAAACATCAGTGCCAAGTAAATCTCGACAAAAAGGCATTAGTACACTAGCATCGAGAAGAGGTATAAGTAAAAAACAAGCGAAGCATAAGCAAGCAATTGCTATTGCATTAAACAAGGCGAGGAAAACATGATGGATACACCACAGCAAGCATTTGAGAGTTATCTCAAGGTTCTAGAAAAATGCATTGGAGAGAGTGTGAGAACACCCCCGCAAGCTATTATTTTTGCCGAAGCCTTGATTGTGAAAGCTAATGAAATCATAATCAAACATCATGAAACTGTACATGGCATCGAAGATGTATTAATACAGTTTCATGAAAAACCACCAACTTTACATTAGGAGAGAAGATGGCGACTAATTATAAAAAGACAATAACCAAAGTTGTTCCTGAAACACCAACGTTTCGCGCTCAAAAGAACAAGAGAACTGCGTTGGGACAATACAACGTTGTTGTGGACGGCCCCGTAGTGATAGATAATTTGGGGAAAGGTCCTCAAGGACAACGAAGCAAAGTACAAATTAAGAAGGTTCCTTTTAAAGGCACTTTTTAGTTTTATCGTGTCAATGTAAAAATTGCGCGCATGATGAAAAAAATAGTTGAATTTGAAACTGAGTTCAGCTTAACTACCCATTAATTTAACTAAGGAGGTTTTTATGAAACTTTTAAAAGATATTTGGGCATGGCTCAAGGAATGGAACGAGTGGCAGCTTAAAGATTGGATCAAAGCTGGCGTTATTGTCGTTATTGTTCTGTTCATCCTATGGAAAATGTCAGGCGCTGGAGCGTAAATGCTCGGTCTCCTGACAGGACTATTAGGCGGTAAGAACGGAGCCCTCAAACAAATTTCTAGCGTTATTGATGATTTACATACTTCAGAGGAAGAAAAACTCGATAAGAAAATTCTCATGCAACGAATTAAGCAGAAGCTTGCGGAGAAACAAATTTCCGTAAATCTGAAAGAAGGTTCCCATAAGTCGATTTTTGTTGCGGGCTGGCGCCCGATGATCGGCTGGACGGGAGCCTTCGCGCTAATTTTTGAGTTCATACTCTCCCCCTCAATTGAATGGTATGCAAAATTCTCAGGACTTGATATAGTAGCTCCTGAAATTCAAACTGGCCCCTTACTGGCTATTGTTACTTCAATGCTCGGAGTTGCGGGGCTCAGAAGTTTTGAAAAAACTAAGGGCTTAACAAAATAAGGAGAAAATATGGCTTTGAAACAAACCCCCCTACAAAAAATACAGAAGGAATTAGATAAACTCGCAGCTCTTCATGCAAAGGAAGAAGTGATTATTGAAAAGGTGGAAGAAATTATTGATGAAGCAGAAGATGAGGATGAGTAAAAATGGCGGATAAAAAATGGATTCAAAAAGCCATTAAAAAACCAGGTTCCTTACGGAAGTCCTTGAAGATTAAAAAGGGAAAGGATATTCCCGCTAAAGCGTTAGCCAAAGCCGCGAAGAAGCCAGGGAAACTTGGACAGCGTGCACGGTTGGCGGAAACCCTAAAAGGTTTCAAGAAATAATAATAGTTTTTTGAATGTATAAAGGTTATATTATTTGAAATTAACTTAATGGAGGTCATTATGGCACATAACACAAGAAGAATGAATAGATTGGAAGAGCTTGGTCGAGTGGACGCTGAAAGAGCGGACACAAGCCTGGGCAAAGGAAATCTAAAAGCTGAGAAGAGAAGAATTGTCGATGAACTTAGAGGATATAATAAAGGTGGAACCGTTATGTATTCCCGTGGGTATGGCGTCGATAAAAAATCAAGAAGAACACCTACTAAGATCAGTTGAGTCTAGAAGATAGAATTCTTGAAGCGGAGGGCTTTAGGTCATCACTTTATAAAGATTCACTGGGTAAAAAAACAATTGGGGTGGGCCATCTCATTACAAAGGATGACTTTCCTTTTAAGGAGGGCGTTGAATATCCCAAGGAACAATTAATGGATCTCTTTAAGAAAGATCTAGAAAAAGCCCATAAAGGGGCCATGAAAGTTGTTGGCCATATAAAAGATCTTCCACGTGAAATTTGGGGCGTAACCGTGGAGATGGTTTTTCAACTGGGTCCAACAGGTGTTTCGCATTTTAAGAAATTTATAAAATCACTTGAAGAAAAGGACTACCACGAAGCGCATTTGCAGATGAAAGATTCACGCTGGCATAAACAAACAAAGAAACGTTGTGAAAGTTTAGCGGAGATTGTACGGTCACACGCGTAGCTTATGGATATAATAAAAATTATTGATTATATTAGGCAGACATTAAAAACTAGACAAGATAATGTTAATGAAGCTATAACAAGCGATGTAAAGACTTTAGAGGATTATAAATATCTTTTAGGGAAATTACATGGTTACAATGAAATACAACAGGAACTCACGGACCTGCTGAAAAAACAGGAGCTTTATGACGACGAACAGTCTGATCTTACCAAAACACATTCTTGACACAAAACGTACACAGAAAAAAAAGAAAGAAGTAGAAAAAATTCCCCAGCCAACAGGCTTCCGTATTGTAATTTTACCTTTAACACTTAAATCAAAAACGAAGAGCGGACTTCATCTTACCGATAAAACAATTGAAGAGGCCCAGGTTACAACAAACATTTGTAAAGTCTTAAAAGTAGGTCCCGACGCTTATAAGGACAAGGAACGGTTTCCCGATAAACCTTGGTGCAAAGAGGGGGATTGGGTTATTATCGCCAAATATGCGGGTTCGCGTATTTCCATTGAAGGCGGTGAATTACGAATCATCAATGATGATGAAATATTAGCAACGATTGATCACCCGCGTGATATCTTGCCAAAAACATTTATTTAACATGGAGGTACCATGCCACAAGAAACAGTAAATACAGTACAGTCAGATGCCGATAAGATGGTTCCGCTTGATACGTCAGGGGAGTCCATGGATATAGAAATTAAAGAAAAAGAGGAAGAAGGAAAAGTTGTTGTAGAAGAAAAGACAGTGAAGACTGTCACGGAGGAGGAAAAAGATAAGGATAAGGAAAAAGATTCTTCTGAAGAAGAAGAATATTCTCAAGCCGTTAAGAAGCGTATTGATAAAATGACCTTTAAAATTAGAGAGGCTGAACGGCAAAAAGAGGAAGCTTTAAGATTTGCTGAGTCCATAAAGAAGGAACGGGATGAATTAAAAGGAAAAGTTACTAAGGTTGATGCGGGTTATATTGATGAATATCAAAAGCGTGTTTCTTCCGAATTAGACAAGGCTCAACAAGTTTTAGAAAAAGCGATTACCCATAATGATGTAAAGGCGCAGGTGGAAGCGCAAAAAGCGATTGCTAGACTTTCCATTGAAGAGGAACGTGCCAACGCCACGATTAAGCAACGCAAGGAATTTGAACAAGCTCGTAAGGAAGGCAAGGATACTAAAATAGAACAGCCATTGCCATTGAACAAGGTTAAGCCCGACCCGAAAGCGGAAGCATGGGCGGGGAAAAATTCTTGGTTTGGCGATAATGAAGCCATGACTTACACAGCGTTGTCGATTCATAAAAAACTTATCTCTCAAGAAGGGTTTGACGGCAAGAGTGATGAGTACTATAGTGAATTGAACAAACGTATGAGAGAAGAGTTTCCTCATAAATTTGAGGATAAGAACAAGGACAACCGACGAGTCCAGACGGTTGCCTCTGCAAATCGATCGACAAAAACTGGACGCCGTACTGTGAGACTCACACCCTCGCAGATAGCTATTGCGAAAAAACTCGGTGTGCCCTTAGAGGAATATGCCAAACACGTGAAGGAGGCGTAGCATGAGTACTAAGATAAATAAAACGTCACGCAAAACTGAAACCCGCGAGAAGGTTGCTCGTGAAAGAGGTTGGGTACCTCCCTCTAGCCTAGAGGCTCCCGATCCACCAAAAGGTTTTCACCATAGGTGGGTACGATGTGAATTTCGTGGTCAGCAAGATGAACAAAACGTCTTGCAACGAATACGATCAGGATACGAAGCGGTTCGCGCCGATGAGTACCCAGACCGCCCTGACTTAGCTGTCATGAGTGGCGGGAAACACGACGGTGTTATAGGTTTTGGAGGATTAATATTAATGCGATGCCCGATCGAGGTAAAGGAAGACAGAGACGCTTACTTCCAGCGCCAAACCTCAGATCAACAAGCATCTATTGATAGAGATTTACACAAAGATGAGCATCCTTCGATGCCAATCCATAAGGAAAGGCAAAGTAGAGTAACGTTTGGAGGAGGCAAAAAACCTTAATAAGAAGGTCGATGCTTTCTTCGTAATGTCTTAAAGGAGACAATCATGGCAAATATAGATGCTGCTTTTGGGCTACGCCCATACCGACAAGTCGGGGGCAACTATAACAACCAGGGTGTAGGTTCGTATAGCATTCAAACTAGTGCGATCACAGGAGTAGCTAACGCTATTTACTATGGTCAACCAGTTATCCCGTTAAACACGGGAGTGATTAGTTATGCTGGAGCTGCCGCTGGTGGTACTGTTGCTAACCTTGGTGTCTTTATCGGATGTGAATATACTGATCTCACTGGCAAACCTAGATGGTCTAACTACTATCCAGGAACTGCTAGCTTGAAATCAAGCACAGCTTGTAAAGCGTCCATTGTTGACGACCCCTACGCGTTGTACACAATTAATTGTGACGCCGCTGCCGCTGATGGTCTTGTTTTCGCAAACGCTAACTTCGCAACCTCTATCACTGGAAGCACCACTACTGGTGTTTCTTATGGAGAACTTGCGGTTAGTACTGCAGATGTAACTGCTACACTTAACTTGAGAATACTCGGTTTCGAGGATTCTCCAGGCAACGCGGATGCTACCGCTGCTGGTCGATTAGCGATTGTTAGGTTAAACGTACAAGCTATACCTACCGTACTTAGTGTAGGCTAGGATAAGGAGATTTGACATATGGCTATTAATAGAGCTCAACTTGCCAAAGAACTCGAACCTGGTCTGAACGCACTGTTCGGTATGGAATATGCTCGTTACGAAAACGAAGCAGCAGAGATCTTTGAACAAGAATCAAGCGACAGAGCTTTTGAAGAAGAAGTAATGTTAGTTGGATTCGGTGAAGCTGCTGTGAAAGCGGAAGGTGCTGGTGTCGGTTTCGATACTGCACAAGAATCTTTTTAGCATTTAGTTTAACTGAGGAAGCCGTTGAAGATAACTTATACGACACTTTATCAGCTCGATATACAAAGTCATTGGCTAGGTCAATGGCGTATACTAAACAAGTTAAGGGTGCAAATATTTTGAACAATGCATTCGCAACTGCTGGAGGAGATGGTGTTTCACTTGTAAACGCTGTTCACCCAACAGCATTGGGAGGCAACTGGTCAAACAGAAATGCAACTGATGCAGACCTTAACGAAACCTCATTAGAGTCAGCAATGATTTCCATTGCTGGGTTTATTGATGAACGAGGCTTAAAAGTTGCGATGAAGGCAAGAAAATTATTTATTCCTGTCAACACGCAATTTGTGGCCGATCGTCTTCTTAATTCCACTCTTAGAGTTGGAACTGCGGATAACGATATTAATGCAATCAAAAACATGGGGATTCTCCCTGACGGTTATACAGTAAACCACTATTTAACTGATATTGATGCATGGTTCATTAAAACCGATGCTCCTAATGGATTAAAACACTTCGTCAGAGCGGCGCTTTCCACAGGTATGGAAGGTGACTTTGACACAGGAAACATGAGATACAAAGCACGTGAGAGATACAGCTTTGGATGGTCAGATCCTAGATGTGTGTTTGGATCACAAGGTTCATAAAATTTTTTGGATCCTCCCAAGAGAAAAAGGCGGTTGCAAGACCGCCTTTTTTGTTTTATAAATTATTCACCTAGTATTTTAATTTAGTTATGCAGACGCACTAGGAGACAGTATAGAGGCTGCATAGCGAAGGTCTATATAACCAAGGAGGTTTACAATGGGCACAACAACTTTTTCAGGTCCAGTTAAGGCTGGAACGATAAGAGAAGGAAGTACCGCGAATGTGGGATTTGTCAAAATGGCACAATCAGCAGCGTGGACTCAGACGGCAGCAAGTGCTGCAAGTACAGGAATGATTATTCCTGCCAACAGCCAAATCACAGCAATCACTTTGTATATTACAACTGCACCTGGTGCGGCTAATATGAGTATGGGAACAAGTGCAACTTCAACTGAATTGTTTACCGCTTTAGCAGTAGGAACAGCAGCAGATGTAATAAAACTTGGAACTAGTGGTACGATTACAGATATGGATGCTTGGACTGATGTCGGAACTTCGGATGTTACACTTTATGTGCTTTCATCCGCTGCCACAACTGGACGAGGGATTATTACTGTAGAATATATACAGAATAATAATCTTGCGTAATCATTAATTTAATCTGAGTGGGGAGCAGTCCCCGCTCGTTTTATAGGAGAAAAAATATGTACGGAATAAAAAGTAAAACACTGACATCGAGTGGAGCTGTAACAACTAAAGTTACCCAAACAGCAACTGGTAATAGCCCTGCAAGAATATATTTCGCGCCTGCGCGAGTGACATCAATTCAGGCTGTGTGTGGGGCTAGCGCGGGTTCTATTGTCCTAAAGGATGATGGAACGAGTGGAACAACCTTAGTAGACGTGGCTACACCTGGCTCGGCTACAGCAACTGTAAGTGTTGATTTTAATAATACAGGATTAAGATTTCCAACTGATTGCTTTGCTACGCTTACCAATGTTACATCGGTTACTGTTCTCTACGCCTAGGGGCGTGTTGTTCAGTTTGGCAATAATTTCTGCCCTTAATATGATGGGGTGCAGTATGTATGAAGGTATGTCGATGAAACCACATAAAATCAGTGTCACTACAACCTATGGACAGGATGAAGTGGACAAGGCTAATGACAGCAAGGATCAGAGGAAGGATTCAATGCAGATAACCGTGAAACAAGAATTCATATGGGAGTAGATTATGAACGGATTTAAGATATTATTTACCGTTGTGGCGTTCGTGCTCGTTCAGGGCATTGGAGTCATATGGTACATTTCAAAATTGGATTCGCGCGTCGACCAGATGTACAAGAGCTTCGAGGAAGAGAATAAGAAAGATGTGATCGAGAATCAGGTCAAAATGAAATTGGATTTGCAAAATTTAATTGAGGATGTAAAGCAATTGAGCAA